ATTCAATGTTATGCTTCCTGCTGGATCGGTTTTATAGAAAGGTGATTCAAGAATCTGCGGATACACTTTTGTAGGTTCTTTTGCAATCTTTGGATCTGTTATAACATCACTTACATATGTATCTCCAAGACCCGCAAACTGGACCGTAAGGCGTACCAGATCCGAGCTGATCGCATCAATCGGTAAAAAAGAACCAGAATCACCACGTGAAAACCAGAAAGGCAGTGGCACGGCCACACGGGTAGGACGACCATTCGGATCCCAACCGATTGTTCGTTTATTAAATCCGTTATCATACCGTTGAATGAGTTTATTAACAGATGTGACCTTTTCTAAAGGTGTACGAAACTCGTCAAGAACTTCTAATAAACGAGAATCTATTGTTTCCGCACGGGCGCCTCCAATATCCATTTGAGCCTGCTGTATCATAACATGGCCTATGCCGTTTGTCCAACCAAATGTTGGACCCGCAAAGGAAGGGGTCGCAGCACGCGCGGCAATCTGCGGTCCAGCAATATCGGGAAGATTGATTACACAATAGAGCCGACTGATTAAATGACCCTGGCGCGGAAGTGTAGAGGTAACAGACTTTCCAAAATCCGGAACTTGATCGAAATCAATACGGACCCATTGTGTGGTAAAGCGGCCGCATTTATAAAAAACTTTCTTAAAAAAATCAATATTTGGTTGACCTTTTGGAGGAAGTAGGCGCAAATCTTGAATGCCTGAATGAAGTGGTCTGAGTAACGATGCCACCATCTATTCTACGCTGATAGAACTACTTTAGATTGAATAGAAGACAAACCGCAGGCCGTACTCCTTCATACACTTTTTGAGAAATACTTCACAGGCCTGGCATGGCTGCGAATAGCGACTCTGTGGAGTTCGTCCAATACGAAAGACATACATATCAGCGCCGCGAAGTAAATCGGTATTACCGATTTTTTTCACGACGGCACGCTCCGCATGAATGCTCCAATCTGAATAGCCACAGCCCATGTGGCGAGCACCAAACTGATTACAGGCCTCAGCAAGAATCTTACCGCGCTTTACAATAAAGGCGACATGAATATGAGCCCAGCCTGAGTTTGTAAGAGAGTTATTCTCGAACTTTGAACCTTCCTTCTCAATAAGATTCTTTGCGAAGGTATGAGCGCATTTTGGCTCCTTCTCAACACGATTTGGATATTTGTTAAAACGGCGTGGAGCGGGTGTAGCCATTTTGTGGTGAATATGATTATGTAAATGAATAAGTTCAAATTTTTAGGTTTCAAACATACGATTCGCAATACCATTCTCAAAACGCAGCCATCGTAACCCAATCACAAAGACGACAACTTCCCATTCTTGATCATACGCACCACCTGGAGGACGCACAGTTAATGTAAGACGTACACTCTGCGCACGGCTCGCATTGAGAGTTCCTGACGGCTGATGATCCGAGGGACTTCTCGCAATCGGATATCCATATACATAGGAAGCATACGCAGCAATACCACTCATATGATGACGAGCAATGAGTTGACGAAAATATCCTTCTTCTGCGTCAACTAAATCAATACCATTGATTTGAAATCTCGCAGAAAGTAAATAAGGTTGCGGAGTATTGTAAGTCGCGTCATATTCTGAACTGGTCACCGAGGTGTAGTTTGTCCATTCATTATTATTTACAATCGCAGCCTTGCGACGTAAAAACCAGACAATCTCTTCCATTGGATGATTGGCCTCTAAAGGAAGCTGTACCGTAATCGTATCTCCCGCAGATTTATTTACAAGATATTTCAATGGTTCTGAGAATGTGAAAGTTTCTACTGCGCGGTGGAGAATCTCAAACGGTGTACGCAACATTTTATTTCGAAGATCACCCGTTAAATACGATCCGTAGGTAATCAGTTGAATATCTTGAAAGGGCGGAGGATCTGCGGTCGCCGTTACTTGGATTGTAGGACGGAATGGATATCCAGTATCAACAAAGTTAAATATTTTACCAAGTGGAGTATCCGTACAAGAGGCGCGAAGACCATTTGCAATACGAACACATTCCTCAAAAGGACGAAGTGTAATGTGAACTCGGACAGTTCCTTCACGACATGCGATCAATGGAAATGCTTCTTGTAACTTCGCCCGACTGAAAAAGAAAGGAAGCATAGCGATGATTTTTCCACCTTCTGTTGGAAAAACACGATTTGGATCCCAGCTTCGCAGTCGCGGAATGGTTGTATACCCTACACCGTCTGTATTAAGTCCGATTTGCATATTCAAATCTGGAAATAATCGGCCAACCGTAAAGGCAAAATCTCCAGTAATCGTTTCAACAATCTGATCCTCAAGTTCTAGTTCGGCCTTTGCAATAATCGCAGTTCCAAGCGAGTTCGCATAGAACCAGGCCTGAGTCGGATCGGAATATTGATACCGACCAGAGAGAATACGAAGAACAGTTGTTTGATCAAACCAGTGGCCGAGTTTGATTTGAAGAAACATGCCAAATAAAAGATCTCCGCATGACATGGATCCTAGATCAAACGTAAATCGTTGTCCAAACGCAGCGGGACCACGAAAGGCAAAGTTCTGGACTGCGGGAACAAACGGACGGTTTCTACGTTCTTGATCGCGCGTAAACCAGGTTGATTCTGAGTTAAGAGGTGTAAAATAATCATCTTGGCTGTCACGGGTCGCAAGATCCAAGAGGGTTGTAATATCGCCACGTGGGCGCGAGGCTCCACCGAGTCCATCCATCTGATGAGAGATGTGAGGATCCTTTATCCTATGCGAACCCGCAAATATTCTCTGAATGTTTTATGATTTTCGTACATAACGGTCATATACGTTCGGAGAACACTTAAGTTCATTAAGTTCATGAAAGTGAGATAGCTAATGGCAAATAATGCATTGTAGAATAATGTTTTATAACCAAAATCCATCGGAATCCAGAGAAAAGGTAGAGTATGTATTAATACTAGAAACACGCGCTTTACGGGACTTTCAATCCAAGGCTTCCCAATCACTTCGGCAAATCCTAAAAGAGCTAAACAGTTCAATGGAAATGTCGAGATTTTATGATACGGATAGAATACGGATGCGATAAAAATCCACGCCGAGAAAAGCATGTACCACCGCACAGAACCCATCTACTTACTAAAGGATTTATAGAAATCATTGAAAAAATCTGTAAAGAGATGATAGTCACCATCATAGACTAAATAGGTTATTATATACGCAATAATCACATCGAGTGTGTAATGTGATCGTGTAAGTAGAATACTTATTGTATTTAGTACATTAATCAAAGCAAAAAAGGAGAAACTAATAATCTGTTCACGTTGGAAAATGAGAGTTGCGAGAAAAACAAATGCGGTATGCCCACTGAACACTTTATCATAACAGTTACCTTTCAGATAATGTACAAAGCTGAGTTTCGGATCACATTTACTATATTTAGGAAGAATCGTAGACAATGTTGTAATCGCTCTGAGTACCATGATTAAAAGAAACTTTGCGGAAAACTCGATTAGAATCGGTATCGGATTGGATAGAAAAAAGAAGGAACCTGCGACGGCAAGAACAATGATGTGATTATAGATTTTGTACTCATGTAAATCCGGAGTCAAATGATGAACCATATCAAACAGTTGAAGATGTTCTTGGTGTTTATAAAAAGAGGTTCCAATCACTTGTACAAGATAGTTTGAAATAAAAATAAAAGCCAGCAGACTTACAACACCAAGTGTTGTTGCGGGTGTCATTCCCTCTACTAAGGAAACGGTGTTAAGGCAGAAAATGTTACATTGTTTCCATTGTTTGTAACTGTTTTTCCTGTACCGCTTGAATCCGCAACAAGTGTTCCTGCTGTAGTTGCCAACAAAAGAATCTTACTATTAGCATTAGCTGTAAGTGGAGCAGTTGGTTTTGAAAAGTTTGCTGTATAGAGTGCAGTGCCTTTGACCCAGTTGAAGTTCGTTAAATAACCAGATAAACAGTTATTTACAGCAGGAATAGACTCTGTGCCAATGGTAAGTGGATTCGTTACATCCGCAAAGTTATATGAATTTGTAAGTGTCGTTCCTAGTTGTGTACCATTTATGAAAACACGTACACTTGTTCCTGCTCGTGTAATCGCTACGTGATTCCAGGCATTAAATAAATTTACAGATCCCATAGTAGTTGCTGCACTATTCATCCATAGTATAAAACTACCTAACTCGACCGATACAGCAAATGTCGCACTTGAATAGGTTCCCATTGAAAAAACTCGTGGATAGGAAATCGAGCCTGTTTGATACAAAAACATTTCTACTGTAAAATCACCTGTGCCAAACCGTAAATCCGCGCTATTCGCAATCGATAAATAGCCTGTTGAGGTTCCAGGAAATGAAAGACTACCTCCTTGACTCGCAGGTGGTATAATCGTTGGATAAATAACAAGCCGTTTTGTACCTGTTGGAACACCAGTTGTAGTTGCGGTTATCTGTACCTTTTCCGAACTTTCTGTTTGTTTTTTATAGGCGATTTGAAGAGGCATCTATGTATACCAAAGGTAAAACAGATATTTAAAAAAATGGTGTTTGTCTAGAAAAGATTACATTATTTCCATTATTTGTAACTGTTTTTCCTGTGCCACTTGAATCCACATTAAGTGTTGATGGTGTAGCTGCAAGTAAAAGAATCTTAGTATTTGGATCCGGTGTAAGAGGAGCGGTAGGTACAGTAAAGTTTGCCGTATACAATGCAGTGCCTTTCACCCAGTTAAAGTTTGTTAGATATCCGGAAAAACAGTTATTTGAACTGGGGAATGACTCTGTACCAATAGTAAGTGGATGTGTTGTATCCGCAAAGTTATATGTATTTATTAATGTATCACCTAACTGTATTCCATTTATAAATACACGCACATTAGTTCCTTCTCGCGAAATTGCTACGTGATTCCAGTCATTAAATAAATTTACAGGACCCATTGTATAGTAGGTGTTATTTATCCATAATAGAAAAGCATTATACTCGATCGATACCGCAAAAGTCACGTCTCGATAGGTTCCCATTGAAAAAAGTCGGGGATATTGGGTGCCTCCTGTTTGATAGAGAAACATTTCTACTGTAAAATCACCCGTGCCAAACCGTAAATCCGTGCTATTTCCAATGGATAAATAACCATTTAAATTTCCTGGAAATAAAAAACTACCTTTTCCCACAATCGTTTGAGAGATAACAACTGGATCTGTAGTTGTTTGAACTCCGCTTGTAGTTGCGGTCATCTGCATCAGTGTTGAACTATCTGCTTTCTTATTAAAGGTGATTTGAAGAGACATCTAGTATAGACCAAGTTCCTTCAGAAATCGGATTACCGCTTTTTGAGACGTTGGGGTTCGTTTCTCGGACACTTCCATTAACTGTTTGACAAGTTTTTCTTGTTCTTGCAGAATCCTTTTTCGCGCATTAATAAAAAGCGAAGCACGTCGCATCTCTCCGAGTCGTGATGCAACTTTTGCAATCCTAAGAAGTTTTTCTGAACGCGCGTTCAGAATACGAAGTTTATCTACAATCATATGTTCTTCTATACAAAGTTCAGTTTCAGGGGATTCGACAACTATTTTCTTTTTTTGAAAACAGTTGAACCATCCCATTTCTTTCTTAAAATATATTCTTTCTTAATAGTAGAATCATGCAAAGAGTAGTTAATTTAGCTTCAAGTAGTGCAGCTATTGCATCAGGTGCGGGTCTTCAACCAGTTTTATTTGATTCTATAACAGGCGAACTTGTTGTAAAGGTCAGTGGTGCTGCGGTTGCGGGAAAACAAAGTTTTCAAGCTCGTGGAAATGATGGTGAAGCACTTAAGCTAGATTACGATTATAAATATGCTACAGCAGGAGCATCTACAGCTGGACTTCTTGGTTCAGCTGCTAAAACTGCTACATCAGGTATAGCCAGTGGATTTATGTCAGGAGTTAAGAAGATTGGCTCCATTGGAAAAAATATTTCTGCGGTTGCTACTGGAAGAATGGGTGAAAGAGCTGCTGAAAAAACTGCACGACTTGGTGAGAAAGCGGCAGCTGCCGCGGCCGCGGAAGATATAAAAGCTCAAGAAGCTGCTAAACAAGAAATGCGCATCGCGCGCCTAAAAGCATTAAAAAATCAAAGCATGACACCTACAGACAAAATACGATCAAGACCAAATGCATTATCTGCTGCGGCTCCTGAAAAACCAACAATGTTTGGACGGATGTTTGGTAAGAAGGGTGGAGCAACCCGCAGCCGTCGTGGTCGCAAGGCCCAGGCTACACGCCACCGCCGTTAGTTGCCAAATAGCAATGCCGAGCGGCCATTTTCAAACTCAAGTGCTGCCCATGTTTCCACATAGACATCCAAACGCGTATTTTGCGTGTTCGGTTGTCCAGATAGATTAATCAACAAGGTCGGTCGATCCGCGCTTGTAAAGTTAATCGTTCCATCAAGCTGCCTCGCAAAAGGTGCTTGGCGACCTACAATATCTCCAAGAGTCCAGTTCATAAAGGATAAATCATATCCTGAATCACGTTCCTCCTTTGCATGTTGCGCAAGATCATGCCATACCAATGAGTCCCACGCAGTCTCGCGATCACGGCCCGCAATAATCAAACTTATCAAGTTGTAAAACTGTCCTCCACTAATGTCTGATGAATAACACCATCGTTGATTCGCATCCAGACGTGCTTGTGATCGAAAGGCCATGACCATTCGCGCCGCAGGATGTTCTCCATCAAGCCGACGTGTTGCCGTCGCCACACCTCCACGTGACAGAGGAGCATAATCAATCGGTCCCTGTGTAAAGTTATTTTCATACAGTCGCTCAAATGGAACCGTGAGAGTACTATTTCGTAAAGCACTCTGTGTATCTTTATCTGTATAGATATGACGTGTTTCAAGTTGAATCGTCGGCGGACCCATCAAAAGCCGATCCAGTGTAGAAAATCCAACAGGACTTGCGGTTGCCGATGTCTTGATTTGAAAGTCCGTTCGATTCCATGGCTGGGGCCGTGCGCGACCATCGGATGCCTCTACGAGATCATCTAGCTTTCGCAGAAAACACCGGACACGAAAACTTTGATTCGTCGCCGCAATGCGAGGAAATCCACCATCATCGAGATCTTGACACCCAACAAGTGGCAATGAAAGCCGCATAAGTCCAGGGGTCGCATTTCTCTGGATTTCTAATGGAGTTCCACTGTGGGTTCCCGTAAGCGCATTTTCTAAAAACGCAGAGTTTAGCGATCCGCGGCTTCGCGTAGTTGCGAATAAACTATCGCCACTCCATTCTTGAAGAAGGAGACGATCCTGGAAAAACTGGATTTTCTCAAAAAGAAAATAGGCGATTCCCCGAGTATATCCGTAGCTAATACCTGCTATATCCGTAATCACAGAGATGCCATTTACAGTCGCTTGAGCCTCAGGAAGCCATGTTGGAAGTTCAATCAAGAGTGTCGGTTCAACAACAACATCGCCTGCGATTTCAAACTGGAACTCAATAGATCGTCCGAACTCAGTTGCCTGAAGCGGAGGAATACGGCGAAGTTCATGGATGATCGCATTTTGGGAAGTGTATCGATTATCATATGGATATAGTGCTGTTTTGTCATCCGATACGAAATAAGCATCTTTATTGCCCCGTGAAAGAAGTTCATAGAGAGCCCCTTCACTTGTTACATTGGCTGAGTTCATGTACACTACTTATTTCAAGCAGATTCTCTGCGCAGAAATAAATACGTAAACATTACTTAACTTCACAAATACATTCTTCCTTATTACACTCTTTACAGGTTGTATCGGCGGCAAGGATGCGAAGCGTCGCAGCACGTTCAACTCGCTTAGGAAGATCAATCACTGCCTTTCGACCATATCGGGCAAACCAGAACTCATGACTCGCTTCTTCCCCATCTTTGATCCAGACATCAAGAAATGCCTTTGCTTGTTTATATCCGGGATCCGACACATGAACACCAATCTCTTGAAGTTTTTTTAACAATGTTACAGCTTCTTGAACTCGCTCGGCCTTAGTTTTATAGACCACCATCTACATGACCAACTCATTTGTCTTTAAGACTATGAATCAGTTGTATAGACATTCACAGTACTCATAAAATAACGGCCTTGCGCAATCAAATCCTTTTGTTCATATGTAGAGTAGGTATAGTTAGCTGTATTTAATGTACTTAACGGTGTTGTATTTCCATAGGTAGGCTGCGTGGCCAAAACGGTTGCTTGATAGTTAATCCATTGGGTACCTGATTGGATATTCTTAATATATTGGCTAAAATCCATCTATGCGCTCTATCCTCAAATCTGAAAATAAGTTTCAAAAAAAGAATGTGTGGCATCTTTGCCTGCTTTGGAAAGGGCTCATGTCCGGATACAGATTCATGTCTTAAATCGCTAGAGAATCGGGGACCTGAAGGATCTAAGGTGGTTACAACACCCTACGGAGTTCTTGGATTTACACGGCTTGCGATTAATGGACTCAATCCAGCAGGCATGCAACCCTTTTCTCAAAATGGGATCACCTGGATCTGTAATGGAGAAATCTACAATGCGACCGCCCTCGCCAAGGAATATGGAATTTCTACAAAATCAGGATCTGATTGTGAAGTTCTTGGTGAACTCTATCGTATTCACCGTGATTCACCAGCCAGCTTTTTCAGATGCCTTGATGGAGTATTTGCGATTATTCTCTATGACTCGGAACGAGATCTTCTTCTTTGGGGTCGTGATCCATATGGAGTTCGTCCCTTATATGCGGCATGGAATGTGACTGGACTTGACTCTATTGATCTAACAGCTTGTAAAGATTTTTCAGGATTAACTATGAAACTTATTATGGAAGGAGGTACACTCGGTACTCTATGTTTAGCCAGTGAGCAAAAGGCAATTCCAAACACGCATCCGCATGGAATGCAGTTTTCACCTGGTTGTTATGGATCCATTTGCGCATCAAGTGGAGGCAACTTTAGCATGTATCCTTATCATACAAGCCAGTGGTTAAAAGATCCATTCTATAGTCCCGCGCATCCGAATGGACTTCAGAATGCGATGGAGGCTGTCCGTTTTTCTCTTGAAGAAGCTGTAAAAAAGAGAATGATGACGGAGAGACCTTGCGCGGCACTGCTAAGTGGAGGGATTGACAGTAGTTTAATCGCTGCGCTTGTTCAGAAAAATCTACTCGCACTTGGTCTTCCACCATTAAAAACATTTAGCATTGGCATGCCTGGAAGCACAGATTTAGCCTATGCGAGAAAAGTCGCAGACTGGATTAAATCCGATCATAGCGAAGTGATTCTTACAGCGAATGATTTCTTTGCTGCGATTCCTGAAGTTATCCGCGATATAGAGACCTATGATATTACTACTGTACGCGCAAGCGTTGGAAACTGGCTTGTTGCCCGCGCCATTCGTGAGACTACAGACTGTAAAGTTGTGTTTAATGGAGACGGAAGTGATGAAGTCTTTGGATCTTATCTCTATTTTTACAAAGCACCAAATGATCAGGCATTTGAAGATGAAGTAGACAGATTGCTACGAGAGATTTATTTGTATGATGTTCTTCGTAGTGATCGATCAATCAGTAGTCATGGTTTAGAACCGCGTACACCCTTTTTAGATAGACAGTTTGTCGCCGCTGCGAGATCTGTTGCGACCTGTTGGCGTCGCCCTGAACAGGGAAAACAAGTTGAAAAATATATTTTACGAAAGGCATTTGAATCAACTGGACTTCTGCCTCCTGAAGTTCTAT